GTATGGGTTATGCAAAATGCATATCACTATAATTGGTTGTACAAACATATGATGGCATTACACAAACAATGGCAGTTAAGATATGGTCACATTTTAGACCATAAGACGGTACAATTGTTAGGCGATATACTAAAACATCCGCCTAAAAATATACCACTAAATAAGATTGTAACTGAACCAACACCTGCTATGCCAGATTATTGCAAAATACCAGGTGATGTAATTGAAAGTTACCGTAAATACTATTGTTTAGAAAAAACTAGATTTGCGACATGGAAATCACCGGCTACTATACCATTGTGGTTTAGTGAAGGTGTTAAATACTATCAAAACACGGCAGAAATATAGGAGACAAAATGCGTGAACAAATGATTGAGGCTCTAAAGCAACATGCTTTAGGACATATTGAAAAACATAAAATAAATGTAGAAATATTACTACAAAAAACTGCTGGTATTGCCGAGCATCCTGATACATTAGAAACAATCGAAAAAGAATTAAAGATTATTGCTGATTATGATGACCAAATATCAATGTTAAATAAGTATTTTACTATCAAAGACCCATTTAAGGTGAAATAATAATGCCCATTTACAGTTTTAAAAATACCAAGACCGGCAAAGTCTATGATGATATGATGTCTATTGCTGATAAGGAAGTTTATTTGAAAAAGAATAAACACATACAACAGATGGTAACTCAGATAAATATATCTAGTGGTGTTGTAGGCGTGGGTGCTATGAGGAATGATAATGGTTGGAAAGAAATGCAAAGTAGAATTGCAGAAGCACATCCAGCCTCCGAATTTGCACAACAACATGGTAAACGAACTGCTAAAGAAATTAAAACACAGGCTGTTGTAAAGAAACACCAGAAACGACAGGCTGAACAGAGGAAGAAATATGCCAAGTAAAGATATACCAGATTTCATGCGTGGGTTTGATACTACAGATGATTGGGGCATGGTACCGGTTTCATCTACACCAAAAACAGAACCGTCTGTTGACCCTAAACTAGTTGAGAATTCAAATTTAGAAATTTCAAAAGTAAAATCAGATGTTCAGGACATTAAGTCTATGATGAATGAGATTATGCAAATTGTGGCAGAAAAAGAAGTCGTAACAAAAACACTTGAAAGTGCTGATGTTACAGCAAGATTTAAAGACATTGAGAAGTTGATACTTCCGTTTCTTTACAATCTTATGAAGAGTGACGAACCTTATATACATTGGCCTAACAGAGGTCCAATCATTAAGGCACAGGTAGAGAAACTACTAAAGTTAACAAAAGGAAACTAACAATGCAAGCAAATTACGATAAGTGCTTAGAAACTATTTTACACCATGAAGGTGGTTATGTAAATCATCCAAAAGACCCAGGTGGTGAAACTAACTTAGGTGTTACTAAGAGAGTATACCTAGAACATGGTGGCACAAAAGACATGAAAGATTTACTAGTCGAAGATGTGGCACCAATTTACAAAAAAGGTTATTGGGATAAAATGAAAGGTGATGAACTACCAAATGGTTTGGACCTTTGCGTTTTTGACTTTGGTGTAAATGCAGGACCAGGTCGTAGTGCAAAGTTTCTACAGACAATGATTGGTACTGTTGCAGACGGTGGCATTGGACCAAATACATTAAAAAAATTAGGTGAATATGTTGAAAAACATGGCATTGAACAATGTATTGAAGACTTCCAAGGTGCAAGACAGGATTATTATGAAAAGTTATCTACATTTGCAACTTTCGGTAACGGTTGGACTAGACGAGTTGATGAAACTACAGAGTTAGCTATATCAATGGTCAGTTGAGAGTCAGAACCGTTTAAGTCGGAAAGAGATAGAATAAACAATATGTATGCTGAAAAAGGCATTTAAGGCTTGCCAATAGTGTTAATATAATATATAATATGAGTATATAAATGAAAAAGGAACTGAAATGACTAAGAAAAACTTTGTACAACTAGACGAGAGTAAATTTCCAACTACCAAAGGTAAAAATATTGATGGTTTTAGGTTTTATGCTGTCGAAGATAAACACTTTCCAAGTATTACTACTGTATTAGGTGCTATTCCAAAACCTGGTCTTATCGCTTGGCGTAAGAATGTTGGCGAAGAAGCAGCTAAATGGGAGATGAATAGAGCAGCTCGCAGAGGTTCTGCTACACATACTCTTGTAGAACAATATTTAAAAGGTGAAACACCATCAATTCGTGATGTATTGCCATTAGGCATGTTTCGACTATTGAAACCATACCTAGACCAAGTAGATAACATTCATGCATTAGAAAAAATCATGTATAGTAAAAAACTGACCGTTGCAGGTCAAGTTGATTGTATTGCAGAATACAATGGTAAACTATCTGTGATTGACTTTAAAACTGCCAACAAAGAACGAGTCGATAGTTGGAATGAGAATTATTATATTCAATGTACTGCCTATGCAATCATGTATGAAGAACTATTTGGTACAAAGATTGAACAAATTGTAATTCTACAAGCTGGTGAAGATGGTTCATGTAAGGCATTCGTAAAAGACAAAGCTGATTACGAACCTAAACTTGAAGAGGCAATCAAAGGTTTTTATAAATATTACGAAGAGAAGACAGGTAATAAACCAAAATAGTCCTTCTCTATAAGGGGACTTAAATGCGAAAAATCATAACAGTAATAATTATGGCAATGTTTAGTACCATTGCATTTGCTGATGAACATAATAAATTTTGGTCAGCACAAGCACCTATAATTTGTGGTAAAACTATAGACATGTATGAGTTTATTGCTAAAGAAGGTATGATACCTTTTACTATATCTTTTGGTAAAGTAGGTGCCAAATCAGATGGAGAAATTGCATTTGTTATTACACTTTGGATAAAACAAGGTACAACTGAACAAATGACTACTATGCAGACAACAGATGGTTCTGAAACTTGCATATTATATAAGAGTTTTGATACTATCATCAATCCAAATTTTGATGGTGGTTCAGATTTATAAGAATTAGTCGTTGACGACAAATATGGTAAACAGACTGGACTCCGGGGCAGTTCCGGACAGCTCCACCATAAACACTTGGTCTAGTATCGTGAGAGAACGGCAAAGTGTTTTTGATGGGGCTGATATAGGATTCGACAGATGTTGAGAAATTTGTAAGAGATTAATAGGTGGCAACCTTAAATGCTAATTAAACGCAAACGATAATAACTTTGCATTAGCAGCTTAATCACTGCTTTGAGTTTTGTGGATTGTACTTCGAAACAGAAACAATCCACGCTTTACATTTAAACAAAAAAGTGATATATTATATAATATGAATAGCAAAGAATTTAGTTTAATAATTGAGGGTGTTGTTAGGGATAAAAGACCTATAACATATATGGACGCAATAATACTTTATTGTGAAGAGAATCAAATCGAAGTTGAGACCGTTGGTCGACTTATTTCTAAATCATTAAAAGAAAAAATACAAGTAGAATGTACTACTGCAAATCTACTTAAAATGCCAGAGGCAGGAAAGTTACCTGTATGAATGGTTTAGAATACTTATATCATATTCTCTTTGTTGAGGTTGAACTTGGTTTGTGGGGTATAATAGGATTAGGTGTAGTGTTTGCTATACTAAGTTACATAATGGATTATAATGGAGAGATAAACAATGAACATTGAATTGATTGACAAAATGGGTGGTGATTTATCAGTTGTAAACGCAGCTCGTGTATCATTTGCCAAGAGAAAAGATGTACTTGACCAGTCAGATGAAAAGTTAATTAAATACTTGGCAGACCATAATCATTGGTCTCCCTTTGGTCACACCACACTACAATTTCTAATTAAAGCACCTGTGTTTGTTGCAAGACAACTTGTAAAACATCAAGTTGGTTTGGTATGGAATGAAGTCAGTAGGAGATATGTAGATAGTGAACCAGAATTCTACATGCCATTCTTATGGCGTGGTAAACCAGAGAATAAAAAACAAGGTTCGAGTGATGTTGAGATTGAGTATGATATTTCTGCTACAATTAAATATGTAAAAGAAACATATACAAACTTATTAAAAGCTGGTGTTGCACCAGAAATGGCAAGAATGGTGTTGCCTCAAAACATGATGACAGAGTGGTATTGGACAGGTAGTCTTATGGCCTTTGCTCGTGTATGTAATCTTAGAAACAAAGAAGATTCACAAGAAGAAACAAGAATGATAACATTACAAATGACAAAACATTTGAAAGACCATTTTCCAATTAGTGCAAAGTATTTGTTAGATGAAAATGTATAAAGATAAACTTAGTGACTTTTTTAAATGGGTCAAAGGTACAGATTTAGTTGAACTAGATGATATAGATGTATCAGAGGATCCTGTTAGACCTGAATTAACTCTAGGTTTTAGAATTACAAATGGTCGTAAGATATTTGGTCTAAAGTATGAAGATGAAATTGAAGCAATTATTTGTGTTGCATTTTGTCCTGAAGTACCATATACAATTAGAGAAATGGATTATATGTCCAGAGTAGAAGAAGGTAATGTTGCTGTTGCATACACAGTATGGTCAAGAAAACGAGGTGCAGGTAAAGAGATAGTTAAGAAACTAGGAGAGTGGTGTACAAAACATCATTGTTCCAGACTAGTTACATTATCACCACTAACACCTATGGCTACACATTTTCACATTAAGAATGGTGCTAAACAGGTACACATAAATGATGTAACACAAAATTTTGAATATAAATTATAATGGGATTAGGTGGTCTATTTTTTATAGGAATAATATTAACGATAATCGGATTGTATATTGCATATAGTATAGGTTCAGATGAATAATTAATTATGTATGGTGGATTTGAAGTATTTAAAACATATTTGGCAGTCAAAAATCACTTCACAAGTGACTACGACTATCACAAGTATGGTGGTAGAGTTACAGCAAAGTTGGAAAGTTTTACGAAAAGGAAAGATAGATACTTTTTTCATAAGTTATCTAAAAGATATAATGAGCGAGATATACTGGATTATTTTGTTAGTAATTTTGCTGTTGATAGTCATAAGTGGATTGGGAGTGTTATAAACAATGAGGGTGCTGAAAATTATACCAAGTTTAGAAAATACAAAGATGGCTTTGATTACCATTTCAGGAACGATTGTGTGGCTATTCGTAATGAGCTTGACAGTAAGTCTATTCTTTTTAATGATGGCTTTAATGTGGTTGGCGGACAACATCCTAGAATTCTACGACTATTGCTCAGAAAAAAAATTCACCTCCAGACCGCCATCATTCTTGATACAATACTATCGTTTAGTAAGGTATGGGATAAGGAAATTGAAGAGAAAGTTGTTTGGCCGAAAATTAAACACACACTCACTAAATTCAGACCTTTTTTGATGTATAATGAAACACAAGTGAAATTAATAATGAAAGAGGTATTTGTAAATGATAATTAAACCGATAAGAGAAAAATTAGATGATAAGATTGCTAAGTTGAATAGTAGTCGTGTTTATAAGAAAGTAACACCAAAAGGTGACCTATCATGGTACATTAAATGGGTTGCAAGTATATTTTTAATTATTGGTATGATATTGGCGTCTGTTAATTTATTTCCATACAATATTATGGTTGCAAGTATTGGTGTATTAGGTTGGTTGATTGTAGGTATTCTATGGCATGACAGAGCTTTGATTGTTCTTAATGCAATATCATTAGCAATCTATATAATGGGTGTGTTAGGTTACTATATAAAATGAGTAGAGTATTCTGTATTGGTAATGGTGAAAGTCGAGAAGGTTTTGATTTAGAATCATTAAGAAAACATGGCACCATTTATGGGTGCAATGCAATATACAGAGATTTTATGCCAGATGTTTTAACTGGTGTTGACCATGGTATTATGCATGAGATATATCATGCTGGTGTAGCACAACAGATACCTTGTTTCTTTAGAGATTGGACTAAAGTGCCTTCTATGACATACGAACCTATGATTTATGGTGGTATGGAAAAGTTAGAGGCTGAACAACATCTTAAAGAAGTGTTAGTATCTAATGACAGAGGTGAAGCAGATGAATATGTAATGCATGGTTCTAAATTACAAGGCATTGTAGATATGATTAAGAGAAATGGTGAGAAGGCAAAACAGAATGTAAACCATTCTACTATCAAAGTATCGTGGATACAGAAACCAGATTTTTCTACATCACTTACAGATATTATGACACCAAGAGACCATGGTTGGTCTTGTGGTCCAAGTGCTGGTTATGTGGCAATACACAGAGAGAAACCAAAAGAAGTCTATATGATAGGACATGATTTACATAGTACAGACAATCATATAAACAATCTTTATAAGAGTACCAAACATTATACAGCAAAGGAGAATGGTCCTACACCTGCTGTAAATTGGATTAGACAATGGTCTACACTTGCAGATTGGAATCCAGATGTGAACTTCATCAAAATTAACAGATTTAATGATGGTAGAGATAATGTGAATGGTCCTATTACTGAATGGGATAAAAGAAAAAATATTACATATGCTGATTATTCCACGCTTGACAATCTAGTCTAATTAGTGTATTATGGACAAAATAAACAAATTAATATAGAGAATAGAATATGAATATAAAACAACATACATTTAAATTTAGAGAAGGTGACAGCGATGAAAAAGGTGGCTGTACTTTTATAGGTGGCACATGGAAAGATGTAACAACAGATGACCTCTTCAAAGGTAAGAGAGTAGTAATGTTCAGTCTACCTGGTGCATTTACACCAACATGTTCAAGTGAAGAACTACCAAGTTATGATAGAATGTATAATGAGTTTAAAGATATGGGTATAGATGATGTATATTGTGTATCAGTAAATGACGCATTTGTTATGAATGCTTGGTCAAGAGATTTAGAAATTAAACATGTTAAAATGATACCAGATGGTTGTGGTACATTTACGAGTAACATGGGAATGCTGGTCGCTAAACCTAAACAAGGTTTTGGCATGAGGTCTTGGAGATATGCAGCTGTCGTAAATGATGGCATAGTCGAAAAGATGTTTGAAGAACCAGGTTTTAATAATTTCTCAGATGATGATGACCCTTATATAGAATCAACACCTGAGAATGTAAAGAATTATTTAAATGGGTAATAAAACTCTTATAAATAATAACGAGACCGAATTATACAGGTCACATGAAAACAATAATACGATAATACATACACAGGAGATAAAAATATGGATTTCGAAAGTCTAAAAAAGTCGTCAAGTAACTTTGACGCAATCACAAAAGCACTTGAAGCTTCAAGTGAACCACAACAATCCAAATCAAGCAATAAGTATCAAGACGATAGGTTATGGAAACCTGAACTAGATAAAACTGGTAATGGTTATGCCGTTCTTCGTTTCTTGCCTGCTTCTGATGGTGAAGAAATGCCATGGCAGAGAGTTTGGACACACGCCTTTCAAGACAAAGGTGGTTGGTTTATTGAGAACTCATTAACAACCCTTAATCAAAAGGATCCTGTTAGTGAAGAAAATACTAGATTGTGGAATACTGGTGTCGATAGCGACAAAGAGATTGCTAGAAAGAGAAAAAGAAAACTATCTTACTATGCAAACATCTATGTAGTATCAGACCCCAAACATCCTGAGAACGAAGGACAGGTTAAACTGTACAAGTTTGGTAAGAAAATCTTTGATAAGATTACCGAAGCCATGCAACCAGCGTTTGAAGACGAACAAGCAATCAACCCATTTGATTTTTGGAAAGGTGCAAACTTTAAACTAAAAATTAGAAAAGTAGATGGCTATTGGAACTACGATAAATCCGAGTTTGAAGGTGTTACCCCTTTGAAAGAGTCAGATGACGATATCAAAGCAGTTTGGGAAAAACAACACCCTCTAAAACCATTTGTAGACCCTAGTAATTTTAAGACCTATGATGAACTCAAAGAGAAACTGAATAGGGTAATTACGGGAACGCAAAGCACAGTAACAGTAGATGAGGTCGACCTCCCACAATCGACATCTACAACCTCTGTGGAAATGCCTAAGGTAAATATGTCAACGCCTGCTAGTGACGAGGACGATACTCTCGATTACTTTAGTAAATTGGCAGACGAAGACTAAACCTTTCTCTCTCTTTACTGAAAGCATTGGCCTCTAGCGAGAAATCGCTAGGGGTTTTCTTATAAATAGTACCATGGCAATTGATATATTTGAACCGTTAAAAGATTTACAAGGCAATAAACTAAAAAGTGCTACTTGGTACAGAAACGCTGTATCTCTTATCGCCGATAGAACTAGCCCTAGTCAACTATTTAAATCAGGTAAACTACTTGGTAGACCAAGTGGTGGTCGTATGAGTATGTTCTTCTATGACCCTAAGACAAAGGCAAGAATGCCTTATTACGACACATTCCCATTAGTATTACCATTAGAACCAATGAAAGGCGGTTTTATTGGTCTTAATTTTCACTATCTGCCTTATCCTGCCAGATTTGCATTTTTACAACAATTACAGTCATTATCAAGTAATAACAAATTTGACCAATCAACCAAAATTCAAGCTACATATGACTCAGTAAAGTCTAATAAATATGTAAAGGCAAGTATCAAAAGATATTTGTATTCACAAGTTAGGTCTCAGTTTTTGAGAGTTAATGTAGATGAGATGGCATTAGCAGCCTATCTACCTGTAGCACAGTTTAAAGGTGCTTCAATAGGTTCTGTTTTTGCACAAAGTAGGAAGACATTTTAATGATAGTATATCAAATAAAAAATAAAATATGTAAAAGGGGGATAGCGTCATAGCCATACTCAGAGGCGGAAGAAGAATAGGTAATTTTGATATCAGACTAGGTTTACCTAGAGATAGGTCATTGATTGATGTTGTAAAGGATCCTAGATTGCAAAGACAACCAGGTGGTGCAGGTACTATTCAAAGATTTCTTGCACAAGTAAATCAAGGCGAAGGCTTTGCTAGGACAAATAGATTTATTGTAAGAATTAATCCACCAGCAAGAGCAAATTTATTTGTTGATGATTTTGACATGACACCAGGTAATAATGACTTAGAGAGTTTAACAACATTAGAAAATGTTGATATGATGTGTAATAAAGTGACTATGCCGAATAGAGATGTCAACACACAAACAAATAGAACTTATGGACCGGCAAGAAGAATGCCATATGCATATTCTTATAGTAGTGAAGTTGAAATGTCTTTTTATGGTGATAAATTTTTAAGACAGAGAATGTTTTTTGAGAATTGGCAAAAGAAGATTTTTGATTTGCAAAGTCACAACATGAAATTCTATGATAATTATGTTGGTAGTATGGACATCATGCAGTTAGGTCAGTTTGACGCTAAAGGTGATGATGACGCTAGAGTTACATATGCAGTTAGACTACATGAGGTATATCCTCAAACAATTGGTTCTTATGATTATACATATGGTTCAGATAATGAACAGGTAAATGTACCTGTCACATTAAATTTTAGAACATGGTCAAACTTAACGATTGACCAAATTAATGGTGCAACAGTTGGCCAATCAGTTGGTGATGTGCCAACAATAAAGGCAAGTAAAGATTTTGGTTTGTTTAGTGGTATATTAGGTAAATTGCCTCCTGAAATAAGAAGAGTGGGCAGAGATGTACTACAAACAGCAAAAAGAAATCTACCAATTGGTAGAGTTACAGGTGGCAGATTATTTCCACCTTTTGGTTAATATAAACAAGGAGATATGATATTATGGCATTGCCTATATTAGATACAGCGACTTATGAATTGACATTACCTTCAAGTGATGTACAGGTTAAGTATAGACCTTTTCTGGTAAAAGAAGAAAAGATTTTATTACTAGCATTAGAGTCAAACGACGGAAAACAAATAAAAAATGCATTGAAGAATATTGTTGGTGCATGTACATTTGGAGCATTGAATGTTGAGTTAGTACCCACATTTGATTTAGAGTATATATTTTTAAATATCAGAGCTAAATCAGTTGGTGAGATTGCTAAATTAAAATTACTTTGTCCAGATGATAAAGAAACTTACGCAAATGTTGAGTTAGATTTGAGCACAGTTGAAGTTCAAGTTGACGAAAAACATACAAATGAAGTACAGATTAGTGATAAAGTTAAAATGATTATGAAGTACCCTACAATTGATTCATTTGACCCTAGCGTGGATGCTAGTAAATTAGGCACAGAGAAACTATTTGAAATGATTTCTAGTACAATATATGAAATCTATGAAGGTGAAACCGTGCATAAAGCGACTGATTATAGTAGTAAAGAAATGAATGATTTTATTGAGTCACTAACAAGTGAACAGTTTAGTAAAATACAAAACTTCTTTAACACTATGCCTAAATTAGAACATGAGGTTGAGGTTGTAAATCCTAAGACAAAGGTAGTAAGTAAAGTTAAGTTGCAAGGGCTACAAAGTTTTTTCGTATCGCCCTCTCACACGACAGCCTAGAGAATTTATTCCAGGTTAACTTTGCTTTAATGCAACATCATAAATATTCTTTAACAGAATTAGAGGATATGATACCGTGGGAGAGGGAGATATATGTCGATTTGTTATTAAGTCATTTGAAAGAAGAAAAGGAAAAACAACAGGCTAATAAAAAGAGGTAACAATGGCAGTAGAAGAAACAAAAATGGTAGTACCAGCAGATAAAGATACATCAACAAAAATGGTAGTACCAGCAGATAAAGATACGGCAACGAAAAAGGTTACTGTAGAATTAGAAGTTGATACAAGTATAAAAGATTTAGGACCAAATCCTTATGCAAAACTAATACATTTAGCTAGAGCTGTTGACGCTTGGAGAATATTTCCAAGATTGTTCTTAACAGTTTACATCATATTATTATACAAATGTGTAATATGGTACATGAATTTAGGTTCACCAACAATGGAACAGAGTGGGTTAATCAGTATCGTAGTTGGTGCTGGCGCTGCCTGGTTTGGTCTCTATACAGGTTCGAGTAAAGGTAAAAAATAATGGCAGATAGAGCAGACATATTACCAATCATATCAATGGGTCAGTCTATGACCGGCGGTATGTTATCTGGTGCTGGTGCAGCTAATGATAACACAATAGGTGTGTTAGAAGATTTAAGAGATATTGGTAGACAAAACGAAGAGAACACCCAATCTCTTTTAGAGACCATGGTAGGCATGTTTGCTTTTGATAAAGAAAGATTTAGAAGAGAAAGAGACCAATTAAGAGAACAGAATAAAGAAAAATTAGGTGAAGCAGGACCTGGTTTGGCATTACCTGGTATTTCTGAAATGACAGGTGGTTTTGGTACAAAGGCATTAGCAGGTATAGCTGCGTTAGCTTTCTTTGCAAAATCTCTTGGTGCTGATACAGATGTTCTTAAATTACCACAACAATTAAAATCTATAAGAGCCATGACAGGTTTTGTCAAGGGTATTGGTAACATTGGTACAGTAGGTTTTGGTGGTAAACTAATTGATGACGCAAAGGCAGCTATCAAGGCAACCAAAGTTGACCCAGGTGATATTACCAAAGCAGTCAAGGTAATGTTTGATGACACATTTAAAGGCATTGCAACCTTGATAAAAGGTACGCCTGATAATCCAAGTGTGTTTACTAGAATTACAAACTCATTTATCAAAACATTAGATACTGTAAAAGATACATTTGCTACAACAAAGGCGTCTATCACAGGTAGTACGGCATTTAAAACAATCACAACATTTGCTGACGATATCAAAAACAGTATAGCGAAGACATTTAAACCATTCAAAGACTCAATCATGGGTATTTTTGGTTCTGCTGAAGCTGGTGGACCTGGCGGCCAAGGTGGTAAAGCTGGTGGTGCATTAGCAAAAATTATAGAACCATTAAAAGCAATTGGTAAAACTATTGGTAAAATATTTTTACCATTGACTATCATTTTAGGTGTGTTTGATGGTTACAAAGGATTTGAAGAAGAATATAAAGATGAACAATCTATATTAGATGGACTAAGAGGTGGTATAAAAGGTATTGTTGACGGATTTATAGGTTCATTCGTAAGAATTATTGGTAGTGCATTTGATTATGTATTGACATTTTTTGGTTTAGACACAGCAGGTGAATCTGTAAGTACATTTGCTAAAGATGTAACAGCTGCATTTGAAACCTCTGTAGGTGGTTTAGTAGATATTATCACAGGTCTATTTTCATTTGATACTGTAAGAATAAAAGAAGGTGTTGTTGCATTAATTGGTGGTACTATTGATTGGGCTTCTGATATTCTATTTGCACCTATCAACTTAGCAATTAACTTTATTAAAGATATATTCGGCATTACTGAAAAAGATAAACCAGCATTTAATTTAAAAGATTACCTATTTGGTGAAGAAGGCCTTGTAAATCAAGCAGTAGATTTTATAAAAGATATATTCTCAATCGACTTTGCTGCCATTGGTACAAAGTTTTTCGACATGGGCCAAATGTTAAAGGCAATTGTTCTCGCTTCAGGTTCATACACAGCAACTGCTATGAATCCATTTACAAAAGGTGACAACTTAGAGGCTGCCTCTAAAGCATATGAAGAGAAATATAATGAAGTTATGGGTGGCAGTCAAACAACTACTATTGAAGGTGCTTCGATTAAAGGTAACACAGATGAATCAGAAAGTAAAACTGATATATTAAATGAAGGTGATACTACAAAAGGTGGTGACATTGTTATTGGTTCAATTGACACTTCTTCAAAAGATAATAGTACAAAGGTTGCTAAGACAGAAAATTCTTTTCCACCATTATCAACAGGTGTTGACCCATACCATGATAGAATGTCATATAATTATATAACTTAATATTGTCCAAGGTCCTTTTCAGTAATAATTTTGAACTCCATACTATTATCTTCACAGTATCTACGAGCAGCGGACCATTTGGCTTGATTTTTAATATACTCAAATGATTCACGCATATATGATTTTGTTTTCTTTTTTGGTGGTTTGGGCTTTAATGCTTGCCGATAGGGTTTTATCTCAATCATGTACTTATCACCATTCACCGTCTTTACAACAAAGTCAGGAAAGTATCGGTGATATTTTTTGTCTAGCGGGCTATAATATCTAACAGGCAATTCTTCACTTGCCCAAAATAGAATATCTTTGTTCGTGTCACAATAACGCATAAACCGTCTTTCAAGTAGTGAACGATACACTATTTGATTGGTATTGCCGACATATTTCTTTGGATTGGTTGGTTTGAATAAACCTTTATAACTCTTTCTCATATCACTCTTATTTTCTATATAAATATTACTAACTAAGGATTATTTATACATGTCAGTTAAACTAAAAAACATTGCTAGTAATTTATCTACACCTTTCCTATCTGGAATAGTTAACAATTTTATGAGTTCAGGTAGTCAGAAAGACGCAGGTAAAGTAGCGGCTCAATTATTAAAGAAGTCGCCATTTGATATACCAGATAGTCCATCACAAAAACTAGTATCAAATCCTCTATCATTTAGTCCTGTACAATATCCACTTGACCTTGGCAGTAACGAACTTGGTCATTACATCATGTTTGAATCAGGTTTTGTTGGTTACAGTCCACAGACAAGTGGTTTTTTAGAAATGTCAAAGAATAGAGGTGGACCTCCTAGTGTTAGAAATAGAAAACTTACATCTAAATTACCTGATAGAAGTATCGTAACATCAGCAGTTGCATTATACATGCCACAATCTGTAAAAGTTGGTTACTCACAAAATTATGATAGTGATACAGAAACAGGTTTAGCTGGTGTCGCAGAAAAAGCAGGTATGGAAATCAATGACGCAGAGGGAGCGTCTGCTAAAGTACAAGCGGCTATGCAAGGTATCGTAGGTGGTGTTGCTACTCAAGCAAAAGAGATTTTAGGTGAATTCATATCACTTGCTGGTATGGGTGACCCCATAAGATTTGCAGCCAAAAGAGCTGGCGTAGCGGTCAACCCTAGAAATGAGGCATTTTATTCTTCACCATCACAACGAACATTCTCATTTGAGTTTGATTTTTGGCCTAGAAATGTAAAAGAGGCACAAGCAGTCGAAGATATAATTTTAATATTCAAATACAATTCAGCACCAGGTTTCGCAGACAAGACACAACAAAGTGTGTTCACAACACCAAATTATTGGAAAGTAAGTTACATGTACAATGGTGGTGTAAACCCACATTTAAATAAAATTGGTGCTTGTTTCTGTACAGATGTTCAGGTTGATTATGCACCAGACGGACAATACACTACATTTGGTGGTGAGGTTACAAAAGGTGGCGGTGTACCAGTACATACAAAATTAACAGTATCTATGTTAGAAGACAGAATTATAACTAAACAAGATATTGAGGCAGGCGCATAATGTCAAAGTTTTTTAATCATTTTCCATTAATAGAATATAACCTATCAGGTGCAAATGGCAACACTAAAACTGTAACCGATATCTTTAGAAGAGTTAAGGTTAGAAGTAAACTACAAAACAATCTCACACTATATGATAAGTATGATGTACAAGAGGGTGAGAAACCTGAAGATGTTGCATACAAAGCTTATGGTGACGCAGACTATTTTTGGGTTATAACACTTATTAATAACATTGTCAATAGATATTATGACTGGCCATTAGATGAGTATGTATTTCAACAGTATGTCGCAGACAAATATCCTAATCCAGAAACAGTACATCACTACGAGATAACACAATCAAGTGGTAGACAGGCAGGAGATGGTCCTAGTGACTATTCCCACAAGGTAGAGTGCAATGCTACAGACGCTGGCGCAGAGGCAGTTACAAACATACAATACGAAAGAAGATTACAAGATGAGAAGAGGCAAATTAGAATATTAATGCCTGTTTATCTACCAACATTCGAAGACGAATTTATTAAATTGATAAGAAAATAATAACATGGCAAATCTTGAACGAGATATTTTAGATAGAGTTGGTAAGTACAACCTATCTGAGTTAGAAATAATTTCATACAGACAAGACAAAGAAGAGAGTGGACCTAAGACTATGGACATCAAGGGTATTACCTTGACCATGTCTATCACAGAGGACATTTTTAGTAATAATATGAACGGCATGATAACTGTCTATGATACACAGGATATCAGGTCTATATTCCCTCTTACAGGACTAGAAAGATTATCACTTAAATTAAATACGCCTGGTTTACCAGGCCTGGATTATACAAATGATAACGGTGTACCATTTCAAATATACAAGGTAGATAGTGTAAGAAAAGATACCAGTAACGACATTGGTCAATTTTATAATATCTATTTCTGTTCACCTGAAATGTATAACAATCAAATAACTACAGTCAGTAGAGCATACGCAGGTCCTATAGAGGTCGCAGTAAAAGATATTTTTAGAAACAAGAAGTATTTAAATTCTAAGAAACCAATATTTGTAGAAGATACAAAGACAAATGCCAAGTATGTAATACCTAGTTTGAAACCATTTAGTGCCATTAATTTCTTGTCAAGTCAAGCATTATCTGGTAAATATAATAACGCAGGTTATTTGTTCTATGAAACATCAGCAGGTTTTCATTTTAGAAGTTTAGAGTCTATGTTGGCAATGGGTGGCTCAGTTGCAAGACCGACTAGATGGAATTTTCAATCACAAATTACACAAGTCAAAGACACTAAAAAAGATGAGGTCAAAGACATACAAAAGCGTATGCAACAGGTTATACGATATGAGTTTGGTAAACAAGTTGACGCATTAGAAAATATCAGAAGCGGTCTATACGCCAATAGATTGGTAGTACATGACGCATTTAATAAGACGATTACAACACATGATTTCAATTACAAAGATAATTACGAGAAAGGTTTTCATTTAGAATCAATAGGTGATGAACAAGACATAGATAAACATATCACACCTGATACACCATTAAATGATACCGGCAAAGGAATAT